TTAAACCAAATAAAATAGTTAAAGTAAAAGATATTAAATAATGAAAGATTACAGAAAAATAGCTGAAGATGCTTTAAGAAAAGCCAATGAAGGTAAAAAGGTAAACCGTTTAGATGAGAGTATTGTTTATCCAGAAGGATTAACAGAGAGAATGGATTCTCAACTAGAAAAAGAATTGGCTGAACAAAAAACTTCATTAGGTAAACACCCTATATTTCCAGAGGGTGATGAAACATCTTTTGAACAGAAGATAATGGGTGAGCGTTTTAGTGAAGTAGCTAAACGTTATAAAAGAGCTTATGATGTAGATAAAATCGATAAAAATGATGTAGTTAAAGGTATGATGCCTTTGGTTAAAGATACTATCATGCTTGAATCTAAACATAAAAAAGCTTTAGAAAAATTAGCTGTAGATATGATTCGTGAAGAATACGATATGGATGAAGATGTTGTTGAGATTCACGCTGAATTAACATCAAAAATAAACATGGTTGGGACCAAAAAAGAACCAACACCTAAAGCAACAACATTAGAGTTTAAAAACCATGATGAAATGGTAAACGCTAACGAAGAAGTCTATAAACGTAGATTTATGAATGCGATGATTCAAGGTGCTGCTAAGAAGTGTAACCATATGTTTCATATGGTTGATGATGAACTAACTGACATAAATCCAATGTTACCTAGCAAGTATTCTAAGATGATGGCTGCTGCTGATTATATGTATTACATAATTCCTAAGATGGAGGAAGGTATTACTGGTGGTGTTGTTCATGTTCAATTTCCTACAGAAGAAAACCCTAAAGCTATTATTCATGTACAAGCAATGGTTTTTCCAGTACTTATTCATGAATTGGTTAAAGGTGTTATGGAATTATTATCAGCACATGGTTTACCTAAAGATAAAAAGATAGGTAAGTTTGTTATTGATAAAGCTGATTTCTTAGCTGCTGAACCTTGGGATATGAGAATCGGTCCAGCTTTATGGAGTAGATTTACAGAAGCAATAGATTCAGATGATTTTAAATTAAAACATCATATATACAGTGAATTAGCTGCTTTACCAGTAAAGGAATTCAATGTAAAAATGAGAGAAATTATGGGTGGTACCAAAGATGGTAAACAAATAATCAAAGACATTGTTAATGAAGTTAAATCTGGTTTAGCTGATGATGATTTAAATGAAGCTATTGGGACTATTTCAGATTCAGATGACTATTCAAACGATGAAGGATTTAATTTAGAAGACCTTATTGGTGGTAGTAACTCAGATATTGATTCTGAGGATGATGGTGATGGTACTTGGGATATCGAAGATTTGTTCTAACTTACATAAAAATTAAACGATAAAGGCTCCATATGGGGCCTTTGTCATTTGTAGTATTTCGTTTTTCTTGCTTTATGATATATTTATTGTAAAAAGAATATGTTAACAACACATGAAATATTTAAAGAGTATGCCAAATGTTTAACTAGCCCAGTATATGCTATTGAGGCTTATCTGGTTACTTTTGATAAAACCCAAGAGGGATTTGTGCCTTTTAGATTATTCCCAAGACAAAAAGAAATTGTTTATGCTTACGAGAAACATAGATTTAATCTTGTAACTAAACCAAGACAAGCTGGTGTATCAACAACAACAGCTGCATATATGTCAATAAAGGTAGGTTTTGCTGATGAACAAAACCCAGAGGCGATTCTAATTATTGCCAATAAACAAGAATTAGCTTTTGAGTTCTTAGGTAAAATTAAAGATTTCCTATCTCAATTACCTAGATGGGTTTGGGGTAATGAGTATTATGGTAACCCTAAAAATGATGCTAAATCAATTTTCCTTACTGATTCAAAAAAAGAGATTAAATTACCTAATGGTAGTCGTGTTAAAGCGGTAGCAACGTCTAAAGATGCCTTGAGGGGTTTCACACCTACTTATCTTGTAATGGATGAAGCTGCATATATCGACAATGGTGATGAAGTATTTGGTGCTGCTTTAACAGCGTTAGGTACTGGGGGTAAAGCTACGCTTATTTCAACACCAAGGGGTATGGATGCATTATATTATAAAACATACGACCAAGCTAAGAACAAAAAGAATAACTTCAATATCATTGAAATGAAATGGTATGAAGATTTACGTTACAACAAAGGTCTTAAATGGCTTAAGGGTGATGAAGAAATGGATGAATATGAATTCACATTTGATTCATATACTAGAATGATTGATGATGGGTGGAAACCTACATCTTTTTGGTATGAAGAGATGTGTAGAGGTATGAACAATGATGCAAAAATGATAGCTCAAGAGCTTGATGTATCATTCATTGGTTCTGGTGGTAACGTTATTGATGAAGAATACATAGAACACCAAAATAAAGTCAATGTAAAAGACCCAATAATTACATTAGGTCCAGAAGAAGAGACTTGGATATGGGAACAACCAATAGAAGGACATCAATATGTTATGGGTGTCGATGTTTCAAGAGGTGATGGTGAGGATGCTTCTACCATTGTTATATTAGATTTCACAACAATGGAACAAGTTATGGAGTATCAAGGTAAAATACAACCAGATTTACTTGCTCAAGTTGTTGAAGAGTACGGAGAGATGTATAAAGCCTATACAGTAGTCGATATAACGGGTGGTATGGGTGTTTCCACTGTTCTTAAATTATTAGAATTCGATTATAAACGTTTACATTATGATATGGCTGGTGGAAAGATTCTTTCATCTAGACAAAGAGAGATTGCTAATTATGGTAAAGGAGATAAGATTCCTGGTTTTCAAGCGACTAGTGTACGTTTACCAATGATTGCAAACTTAGAATATAAGATTAGAACCAACGAGGTTAAGATTCGTTCTAGAAGACTTACATCTGAATTAAAAACATTTATTTATAAGAATGGTAGACCAGACCATATGGAAGGTTACCATGATGATTTAATTATGGCATTGGCAATGGGTTTATGGGTTGTAGAACATTCATTTAAAAACTTAGAAAGACTTGAAAAACAAACCAAAGCTATGTTAAATAGTTGGTTAGGTAGTGCTACTAGTACTCAGAAACCAACTGTTAGAACTATTGATGAACAAACTAAACAACCAATAACAAAAATAAATCCACAACATACAGCATATAAGAATGTTCAAGACCCAACTGGTCAATATATGTGGTTATTTGGAGGTAAAAACAAAATGAGATAATATGGAAATCAAGAAAAAAATATTCCAACAATCAAGACCTAGTGGTAGTGGTCTTTATATGTGGTCACCATTACCTAATGATTTTACCAATAAAAATTTAAGAAATAGTCAAAATAGAAGAAATAATCAAAAACCTTTTTTTTGTGATGCAGTTGCTGGTTCACAAGGACAAGATTGGGTAACAACATATGCTTATGATTTGTTGGTTGTTGATGGAGTTTTGGGTCGTTTGGCTTATGTTGAATGTGGTTATGTTGAATAACCTTTAATTAATTAAAAAAAAGATTATATTTAAATAAAAAAAAGAAGATGGCAAATAATGATAATTTAACAATATTTCAAAAGTTAGGTCAAGTATTAAACCCTAACAACGTAAGACAAACACAATCACAAAGTAAACCAACACCACAAAGGTATAATATTGGGAATGGTGAATTACTTAAAACTGACAGTAAAGCTGAGTTTGAGCGTGCTAAGTTACAAGGACAACAAAATAAATACCTAGGTCAAGTATGGAAAAAAGTTGAGAGTGGTTTATTCCAACAATCAATTAATTATGAAACAACTAGAATTGGTTCTTATTCTGACTTTGAAGCTATGGAGTTTTACCCTACAATTGCTGCTGCATTAGATATTATGGCCGAAGAAGCTACAACACTTAATGATAACGGTAAGATGCTTAATATATATTCTGATAGTAAACGTGTAAAAACGATACTGGAAGATTTATTTTTCAATCGTTTAGATTTACATACATCATTACCTATGTTTACAAGAAACACTTGTAAGTATGGTGATAATTTTGTTTATTTGAATATTGATGATAAACATGGTATTATTGGTGGTAAACAAATGCCTAACTACGAAATGGAACGTAGAGAAACTGGTTTGTTTGATATGATTTCTGGTAGAGAAACAATGAATACTGATGAAAAAGAATCTTCAAGTGATAAAGTTAAGTTTTTCTGGAGAGGTAGAGATATTGAATTTAACTCTTGGCAAATGGCCCACTTTAGATTATTGGGTGATGATAGACGTTTACCTTATGGTACTAGTGTGTTAGAGAAGTCTAGACGTGTTTGGAAACAGCTTATCTTATCAGAAGATAGTATGTTGGTTTATCGTGTAACTAGAGCCCCAGAAAGACGTGTATATAAGATTTACGTAGGTAACATTGATGATGCTGATGTTGAACAATATGTAAACACAATCGCTGATAGATTTAAACGTATGCCAATTACTGACCCACAAACTGGTCAAATGGATTTACGTTATAACCAATTATCAAATGACCAAGATTATTTTATCCCAGTTCGTTCTGAGAATGCGCCAAGTCCAATTGAGACATTGCCTGGTGCTTCTAACTTAGACCAAATTGCTGATATTGAGTACTTACAAAGAAATTTATTCACATCATTACGTGTACCAAAACCATTCTTAGGTTTTGATGAAGCTACTGGTGATGGTAAAAACCTTGCAATGCAAGATATACGTTTCTCTAGAACAATCAATAGAATACAACAATCTATGTTACAAGAACTTAACAAGATTGCTATTATACATTTATACATATTAGGTTTTGAAGAAGATTTAGATAACTTCACACTTACACTTAATAACCCATCAACTCAAGCTGAAATGCTTAAGATTGAACATACACAACTTAAAGTTACATTATTTAAAGATGCTGTTTCAGATGCTGGTAATGGTTTTGGTGCTATGTCTATGACACGTGCTCACAGAGAGATATTTGCATGGTCTGATGATGAAATCAAACAAGATTTACTTGAACAAAGAATGGAGAAAGCAGCTGCGGCTGAATTAGCTAACACTAGTGGTGTTATTAAACATACTGGTATGTTTGATACTGTTGATAGAATCTATGGTGATTATGAAGCTGCTTTAGAAGGTGGAGCTGCTGCTGGTGGTGAAGATGCTGAAGGTGGTGAAGCTGGTGGAGGCGGAGGCGGAGGCTTCGGTGGTTCATTCGGAGGCGGAAGTGATGCTGGTGAAGATTTAGATTTTGGTGAAGACGCTGAAGGTGGTGATGAAGGATTAGATGGTGAAGTAGATTTAGGTGGTGAAGGTGATGCTGAAGTTGGTGCTGAAGTTGGTGCTGAAATAGGTGGTGAAGGTGAGACTGTTGCTGAATCAATAAATAAGGTTGACCGATTATTAACTGAGAGGAAGGAAGTTCTTGCTAAAAAGTTAGATGAAAGAACAAATAAATACAAAGGTAGATTTGTTACTTTGGTTGAAAGTATAAGACCTAAGAATGATAAAATAAGTGAGGAAAAGATAAAAATATACGATAAAAACATCAAAGTTAATGAAAATATAAATTCTATGATTGGAGATATCGATAAAATGTTAGATGAATAACATCTTTTCACTTAAATAAAGATATTTATAAATTAAAAGGACCCATGAAAAACTTTGGTAAGATAAAAAATGTGTTTAATGATTTAATTTCAGAAGGTATTGCAACTAAGGATGCTGTATCGATTGACTTATTCAAGAAATATGTTAAC